ATGCAGAATAACTTATTAGGTTATTTCAGAGGTATCCCTGTACTTGTAACTGACAGATTATACGACACAGCGAAACATGAGGGTTATATTCTTACAATTAAAAAGGAATCTATTGGTTTAATTCCAAAAGAGAATCCTTTTGTCGAACCTGCGAGAGATGCAAGCACAAGAACAACTACTGTATACTGCTCTGAATACTATGCAGTTGCACTGATTGATGACAGTGGAGTTGTTGTGGCAGGATCAACTGTCACTCCAACAGTAAGTGAATAAATGAAAGGAGCAAAGAGATGCTTGGCGGAGATAGATTAAAGTTTTTAAGGATTTACCACAATTTAACACAAAAATATATGGCTGAGTGTCTCGGGTGCTCGACCAGATGGATTAAAGGCATCGAAAGATGCGAAGTGATTCCAACCGAGAAGATGTACAATGATTGGTTAAACTGCTGTTATGGCTTATTGAAGCCACGAGAGGAAAAGAAAACAAGCAAAAAAGCCCGCGTCAAAAATAACTCGGTCGACAAATAACTGCTGTGCCCTGTCTTAGGGCATAGGGTAATTATATTTTAGTTTCAATAATGATTTTAATTTTAGTTGGAGAAACTCAGTAACAGAAGTACGCAAATTAAGCAGAAGGGAAGGTGAATAAGATGGATTTATTCTTATTCGCTTTCTTTGTCATTGATTATCAATTGGAAGGACAAGGTGCTAGTTCATCTTGTTCACCAATTGGTGATTTTTATGACACAGAAAGCAACAAATAATGTACCTACTTGGTACAAAGACACAGAAAATAAATATCATACGATATTAACGGACGACATTGACTCATTATTGTCTTGCGCAATCTTAAAGCAAGTAATGGGATGGAATGTCGAAGAAATATTTTTATTAAAGAAGAAAGTCAAAGGACATGAGGGTCAAGACCTCAAAGGAAAAACAAAGAACGCCACACAGTCAGAAGGAATTGGCGTTGATCTGGCATTGCACAAAGGCAAATGTTTCGATAATCACATCACAAGATTTTCAAATATTGATTATAAAAACGAAGAATCTATCAATCCAAATCTCATGGAGAATATCACACGACAAAATTACACAGAGAAATATGCGGGGTCAACAGTATTACTACTTTGGTCATTATATGATTTACAAAAAGAAGGTTTAACTGATGAAGCAATGATGATGTTGCTCGCAATCGACAGCGCATTTTTGGGATATTACAGTTCAAGATATCAGAAGCATGTGAAACATTATCTGGTAGATATATTGGACTTGCCAGAATTTTATCATTGTATTGAAAGACATAGCATTGAAGAGTTTCAAAACATAAAAGATAAGTATAAATTAAAAGAGAAGATTACACTGAAAAAGGGTCATGTAATCACAAAGATTGATATAGATGCAATCAACGATACTCTTTTATGGGATACAGATACAAATCTTCACATTGAATTGCCACAGGATAAGTTTTATCCAGATAAATATTTTATTGACGTTGTGAAAGATATTTATGGAAAAAGAGTGAAGAGATATGATGAGATAATCCCACAAGAGCCATATTGCTATGCGCTTACTAAGACAAATCTACTAAACTATTCAATCGAGGTGAAGGAATAATGGAATATACAAGTGATGACAGAATTGTAATACATAATGGTGATCTAACAAACGAATTATTGCGCAGAGGTCATCATATTGTGCAAGTGCAACCAGATAGAAAAAACAAAATCAAAACAATATTCCTCTTCAATGGTACAGAAGAATTAAAAGAGGACTTGCTTAATATAGCAAGAGAGGAAAGAATAGCATTGAAAAAAGAATTATTCGCATAACTAAAATTTTGACCACGAAGATTGTTCGTAGACCAAAATTTAGGTATGAACAATCTTCCTACCAAAATTTTAGGTGCTAATAATGTTAGCACTCAAAATCTTAACCGCTAATAATGTTAGCGGGTCAAACTTAGGTCAGTAATCGACAGTTTAGAGGACTAAAGTTTTAGGTATGAACAATCTTCCTACCAAAAATTTAGGTGCCAACAATCTTGGTACTCAGAATTTAGGTCAGTTACCCTTGAATTGAGGGCTACTCAACAAAACAAATACAAATATAAGGAGAACAAACACATGAACAAGAATAAAACAGAAAACAAAATTATATTTAACCAGAAACTAGCAGGATACCTTATGATGCAGGGATTTATCCTCAAAAAGATGGAACGTAACGAAAAATATCCTCAGAAAAATGTATTTATATTTAGACAATCTGACAATCTTGAAACAGAGATTTCAAAATATTTAAACAAATAATAATCTAACATTAACGAACAAAGGAGTTTAGTTTATGGCAACAAACGTAAAAAAAGTAAGCAAAAATACAAGAGTAAGCGATTTAATTACAGTTGAAGATATTCAGAAATGGGAACCAGATGTACCTGTCATTATTGAAGCGGGTACTGGCGTTGGCAAATCATACTTTATAAAGAATACCTTATACAACATTGCAAAGGAAGAGGGTCAAAAGATTCTCTTCCTCATACATCGTCGCAAGTGTGTTGATCAATTTATGATGGAAATTGAATCAGATGGAAAAGATGATGTCATAGATATTGTTACATATCAGAAGTTTTCCATGCACAAACGATGCAGTGACTTTGACGATGAATTCAATCCCTACGATTATGGCTACATAGTATCAGATGAGTACCACTACTTCACAGAAGATGCAAGTTTCAACGACACAACAGACGTTGCATATGACATGATCATGGAATGTACTACGGCAGTAAAGATATTCATGAGTGCGACAGGAGAGAATATTGAATCTTATATGAGAGATTATCTCACAGATAACGCCCAAAAATTAGGCATAAGAGAAGGCATAAAGCCCCTTAAATACAAGATACCAACCAATTGGTCATTTATCAATCAACTCTACTTCTTTTACAGAGAGGACGCATTTAAACGTAAAGCAGAAGAGGTAATTTGCAAAGGTACGAAGGCAATCTTCTTTATTGAATCTGCCAAAAAGGCATACGAATTATACAAGCAATTCGAGGATAATGCAATCTTCTGTTGTAGCGATAGTAACAAAGATTATGCCAAATATATGGACAAAGAGAAGTTAAATCAGATGCTTGAGAACGAGAGATTCGAGGAAAACCTACTCATCACTACTGCTTGCCTAGATGCAGGCGTAAATATTAAAGATAAAGACGTAAAAGAGGTCATGATTGACATTCGTGATTTTGGTTCGCTGATCCAGTGCATGGGCAGACGACGTATCGGCAGAAGGAAAGACAATGGCGCATACTCAGAGAAGATTGATGTTTACATTCGTGCGAGAACCAATGAACAATTAGGCGGTATGATCACACAAATTAAGAAAAATATTGCGCCTGCACAATTCCTCGATTTTAACGGAGAAGATGAATTTTACAAAGAGTATCCAAGATTTAACGCTAATGTAGATAAGAGTGGAATTATCTATACTGATAAAAAGGATAATTGCTTGAAGGTCAATGAATTGATGCTTAAGAAAAAAGAAAGCGATATCGAATTATACAATAAGATGATAAATCTCAGCGATTATGGATACTGCTCATATCTTGCTGATAAGTTCGAGAGGACGCATAAATATGACAGATTTGGCAACATAATCAAATGGAAGTATGAGATTTACGAACCAGAGTACATTAATATCATCTTTACTTTGGATAGATATGCGAATGATAAAACAGAATTTTGCGATAAGTCACAGAAAGATAAACTCGTGCAGGAACTTAGTTTACGCAAGAATGGAAGAGTCGTTAAAACAGCAAAGACAATCAATGAGAAATTAGAAACGATGGGAATTCCTTTTAAGATAGAGGAAACTAAGACAAACCGTAGAGTTAACGGTGAAAAGAAAGCAAAGCAAATGAGAGTATGGAAGATTATTCCTACAAAATAATCGTCGTTTTCCCCTTATAAATACTGGACTTTTTGCCATTTTAGGTACGTTTTTGGTGTAACCCTTCTATATAGGGTGTCACCAATTTCGTACCTATTTTGCATCAAAACCCTTATAAATACTGAAGAAAACGACGATTTTAAAAATTTTAAAAAGAAAAAGTAATCTTCCCCAATAGGAAATTGCGCTTGTCGCAATTGACAGAGAGCGAAAATAAGCGAAGCGTTTTTTGCGTGTTTATTATGGTGCCAGATAAGTTGTTGAGTGTAAAGGTTTCCTCATCCTCTTGGGGACAAGCCCCAAACCCCTAGATGTCCAACATTAGATTCGCTACGCTCACTTAAATGTTGAACTTCGATCGCACAACAAGTTGCGCAATCGGATATTATTGGACTTTTAAAATCAAACAGGAAAGGAGAAACAAATGGCAAAAAGTAAAGATAAAACATTGCTACAGAAAATGCAGGAAATCTGTCCATATCACATTGCTAAGTATGTGCAATGGTATCTGTCAGACCAGAAAAAAAGATGCAAATGGGACGAACTGTGCCAATGTGATATGCAGTTTAAAAGCAAAGACGGAACAAATAAAACAGAGGAATTTTGTGAGAATAACTGGCTTATTAGAGATGATGCTCAAAAAGCAATTAAAATATACATGAAAAATATGAGAACACTAAATACGATGCAGATTTATCAGAAAATGATGAACAAGGCGCTGAATGGAGATGTCAATGCGGCTAAGTATGTAGAAAACTTCCACAACAGTGACTTCTTTGAGGATTCAGAGGACGAATTGGACGTGTTATTATCTGGTATTAATATTCCTGCACTCAAAGGCGGTGCGTGATGATTAGTAAGACAAACGCACAAAAACTTGCGTGGTTATGGCAAGATGAAAACAAGGTGGCTTGGATCGAATCATTCATTAAGATTGCAGATAAAGAAGGAAAACTTGTACCATTTATATTGACAGACGAACAGAAAGAATTGGTTCAGAATATGCAATCCAATAACATTATCCTTAAGAGTAGACAGTTAGGTATCTCATCCATTACCATTGCATTGTCAATTAGAGAATGTGTGGTACATGAGAACACAACTTGTTTTCTGGTAAGTCACAATCAATCTAGTTGCAACACTATCTTTGATAAATTAAAACAACAGTATCACAGTTTACCAGATATCATTAAACCGAAGTTGATTGTAAATAACAGACAGGCGTTATGCTTTGATAACGGTAGCAAGATTACTTGCTTGACGGCAGGGAACAAAGAGATTGGGCGTGGAGATACATTGAATGGTATCGTACATTTATCTGAATTTGCTTTTTGGAAGAACGCAGATAAACAGTTACACGCATTATCACAGGCAGTTAGTGAATCTGGAAGAATCATTATTGAATCTACGGCAAATGGATTTAACAAATTTTCAGAACTATATATTCAAGCAAAGAACGGTGACAATTCATATAAACCATTCTTTTTCAATTGGATCAATGGCAAATCCTTGTTTTCTAACCAGTATGAACAAGCGGTGGCTGAGTATGAGGCAAGAACGTCACAGAAAATTAAAGACATGGAACTTGACGAAGATGAACAGGAATTATTAAAGATGGGTGCTTCTTTGGCTCAGATTGCTTGGCGTAGAAAGAAAGTATCTACGGATGGACTTGATACATTCCAAGTAGAATATCCATCAACGGATACTGAATGTTTCTTGACCACAGGGCAACAGTTATTTGATTCTAAGAGGATCACGGCATCATTGACTACGATCGTAGAGAACAAGATCAAGCCATTAGCAAAGAAACAGGTCACAGGGTTACCTACTATATTAATGCCGTATCTTGGTAAGACGTTTCATATCTGGCAGTTGCCACGAATGGGCGAGAAATATTATATAGGTGTCGATTGCTCAGAAGGATTGGGACAGGACTACTCTACTGCTATCGTGTTAAACAGAGAAGGTCAACAAGTGGCTGAGTTTAGGAATAATAAGATCAAGCCATATCAGTATGCCGATGTCTTAAATGCTTTAGGCAGATACTATAATAAGGCGTTGCTTACAGTTGAGAAAGCAAGTGGTGGGCATAGTGTGATTGAACGTCTGCGCTATGAACAGCATTATATGAACATGACCAAGTATAAGACATATGATGAATTCCAGAGGACGATCTGGAGGGTCGGATTTGACACGAATAATAAGACAAAATCTATCATAGTAAATGACTGCCGTGAATGGTTTGACAAAGGGTTAATCCAGATTAAGAGTAAAGATATGCTTGAAGAGATGAAGGTGTTCGTTGCAAATGATAATGGAAGTATGGGCGCAATCAGTGGCAGTCATGATGACTTGGTTATGGGCTTGTGTCTTTGTATTCAAGGAATGAAGAATGGATTATGGTATCCATTTTAGACGATATTATATAGAAGAAACAGAACAGAAAGGAGAGACAACGTGGCAATTGAAGAGTATAAAAATAAGTATGAGAATCCTGCCAAGTGGTTCGTTGAGGAAGTCAATCAACCTTATCATGTGAACAGGATTACGAAATGTATTGCGAACCGTGACTATCTCGCAGGTAGACACAAGGTACTTGGAAGAGAGAACTGTGCTTATAAAGGAAAAGAACTCATTACAAGAAAGACGATTCTGAACTATGCAAAAACAGTGCTTAGATTCCATGCAACGTACTTACTTGGCAAGAAGGTATCATTTAGTGGGAACGAAAATACGATCAAGAATTTTAACGAAATCTATAAGTTAGGACAGTACGAGACAGTAGATTATCAGATTCTGGATAGAGTCAATAAGTTTGGTGATGCTTACGAGGTTGTTTATGTGGAAGATGGAATCATTAAAAGTAAGGTGCTTGATAGTGGCGACTGTTATCCTGTTTATGATGATCGTGGGAATTACATTGCATTTATCGAAACATGGACAGATATATTTACGAATATCACATTTTATAATGTATATTATCCGACTTATGTAGAGAATTGGAATAATGATGGTGGGTATCTACATATGGAAGATAGTAAGATTAATGTGTGTGGATTACCTATTCACTATCATAATTTTAATGACATTGATTACAACTTTGGTGTAAGTATGTTGACTGATATTAAGCCGATTATGGATGACTTAGAAGATATCTTGAGTAAGATGGGCGACGCAATCTATATTAACAGTTTGAATCCAATGCCTGTGGCTGTAGGTCAAAGGATTGAATCCACGATTCCTGCTGATGCAACAGGTTATGTAATGAATCTGGATAACGGAGATTACAAGGTTGTGAGTACAACGATGGATTACAATACGATCAAGTTGTATCTGGATAATATCAAGCAGATGCTAAATGATATCGCTTGCATACCGAGTGTGTTAGGTAGTTCGACGAATATTGCAAACATCAGTGAAGTATCCATGAAGATTCTTTTTCACATGGCAAATATCAATGCAGATGAAACGAAGAAATGGTTGAACAAAGGGTTTCAAGAAAGGTTCAGAAGATTTCAAATGATTCTGAAGATGCAGGGTACTGAGGTGTCAAACGATGTTGAGGTTGTTTACAATGTAAATATGCCAGTTGCTACAACAGAAATGGTATCTAATTTAAAAGCAATGAGAGAACTCGGTGCGATCAGTAGAAAGAGTGTCATGGAAAAGAGTGATCTAATTACGGACAGTGTGGCAGAGTTGAAGCGGTTAGATGAAGAGAATGGTGCTAGTGGCGAGGTAGAGAAAGAGCAGACACGGGCTTAAAAATAAGTCGGTCTCAAGTACCGTCTGGGTACTCGAAATGGGTACGCAGGTTTTGGGTGAACGCAATTTGGAAATAGTTGGGAGTGATACATCCAAAAAATTTGCCGTTCTATAGGCAAAAATTCCTTAGTATTGCTAGGTTTTTTGATGGTTGCAAGGACAGGACGTATAGATTGCGTTAGAATCACTGGAAATATCTTCCAAAATCCATTTGATAAAATATCAGTATTTCAAATCAATTTAAAATGAGTGATAAAAGCAAAATTTTATGTCGATATTTGTACCAATTATTTCCAAAAACAACGCTAGATTGGTAATCTTACGACAAATAAGTAGGTAAATATGCACAAAAGTACAAGAAAAATTTGTGCAATGTGACGATATTACAGGTCATTACCCCTCTTTCCAAATATGGGCTAGAGGAAACACCAAAAATCCCCACAGCAAAAAAATAAGGACTACTCTCTTGTAGTCCCTTCGTTTTCACGGCTTACATACTCTTTCAGTACCATATTGATGTACTGGCTAAACGATCTATCATCTTCCTCTGCCATCGTTTTGATCATCTCAACCAGATCACTGTCTAATGTAATACTTACTTTCTTCTTTAATGGTTTCATATCCATACCTCGCTTATCCGTATCTTATCATATGGTAGTGCGTTATATTGCTAAGTAGGATTAAGTGTGATAAAGTAGGATAAAAAAGAAAGAGGTATGGCAATATGGAACAGATGAAAAGAGAGATATACAATGAAATGATGCACAATTATCTTGCAGAGGAATTAATTAAGGAAGTGCATGAACGCACAAAACTACTAGACGAAGATTATGCAGAATCTATCAAGATGCAGGAATCGCATTTGAAAGAATTAAAATCTTGCTTAAATGAAGAACAAACAAAGAAATTAGAAGAATATATAACCGAGGTATCGACAAATCATCGACTCCTGTGCAGAGAGATTTATTTGCAAGGGATGAGAGATTGTGCCGATATCTTTTTCGACAAATAAGGAGAATCGAATATGGAATTATTACATACATTATTAACTATGCCAGGGCATGAAATTGTAACATTATTAGGATACATGACAATGGTATCTTTTGTCGTAGATAAAGCAGGCACAGTGATTGAGGTTATGGTTAAGAGACATAAAGAAGCAAAGATCAGAAGAATGAAAGAAAAGGTAGAGATATACAAGGATTTACTAAAGTGATTGGTCGTCGGCAGATTGCGTTTCGATATATATAATGATATAATTTTGTTAAGAATTTTATTTAAAGGAGTATAAATAATGAGTTTAATTAAATGTCCCGAATGTGGACAAGATGTATCAGACAAAGCCGAAAATTGTATTCATTGCGGATATCCTATTAAACAATATCTCGAATCTAACAAAATCCAAAATTTAAAAGAAAATCAAGTATGTAATATCAATCATAATCCCGTTGATTTTTCTGACATCACGCCGTATCTTAAAGAATCTTGTGATACTGACATAATGATCAAAATTCTGTTAAAACTTAGAGATATGGAACAACGAATCGGCTTGCTAGATGAACTTGAGTTGACAAAATATATTATGACGCAACATGTTATTCCTAAAGAATATGCGGCAGACACTTACGATCAATTTCTTGAAAAACTAGCAAATAAATTACAAAATAATACTCACTGTTTAATTCATAAAACCACCACATATGACTTATCTCCTGTAAAAGAATATCTCAAAACACATAACGGATGTAACTTTAAACTTATGGGAATGATCAAGAAAATTCCAGAGTTAACAAAAAGAGATGCTACATACTTAATAGATTTTATTAATAAAAATCATATTATTCCAATATGTTATCCCGAAAAATACGATGATGTTATTGAGATTGATCAATATTGGATACAAAAACATAATCCATGTCAAGCGATAGAACCTCAAATTCAAATGTCAACCAACAAACCTTCATGCCCTAACTGCGGCTCAACAAATATCAAAAAGATTAGCATGACTTCAAGAGCAATTAGTGGATTGACGTTTGGAATATTGAGTTCTAGTATAGGTAAGACGTTCAAATGTAATAATTGTGGATATAAGTGGTAATTTATTATGAAGAATAAAAATAAAATAATGGCGATTTTTTTGGCGATTTGTCTTGCATTAAGCATTGTTTTTAATGGATATAATATATCTGAGAAATCTAAGATAGAACATAAATATCTTAAAATAAAACGTACTAACAATAAACTATC